TGAGTCTGCTAACATAGGTATTCTCACATATCTGTCATTGTTATCTAAAATTTCTACTCTTGTTACATCTATAACAGAGTCATCTAATTTATACCATCTTTGTTTTGAATTTAAATTTTGTATTTTTTCTGTAGTATAATGTTGCACTTTACCTGACATATCCATTAAAGCATCATTTATTAATTGCATCATATATTTTTCAGGCTGTCTACCCATTGTATACTCTATTTGTTGAATTAAATCTTTAACCTTCACCTTTGCCTCCTGACTGCTTCATATTAGCTCCTATAGTTTGTATAGCTTGAGCATAGTCTTGCTTTAGACTTGTTATCATTGGAGTATATAGCTCTGCATCTTCTTCTTCAGCTAATAAATGTTCAGCTGATTTAATTGCAGCATATAAAACAACTATGTATTGCATATCATTTGAAAGGTTATCAATAGTACTACCTCCATCAGCATTAATGCTTGTTAGTGGTAAATAGTATACATCTGCTGTTTGAGACGCAGTAGGGTCTGGATAAACATTTAATACTGCATTATTAATAAAATAAACAGGGTCGCTATCTGTTACATGCATCAAATCTTCTGTATCAGTTATTCTAGAGGACATAGAAGAAGATACTTGTCTACATATTTGACTAAAACCTCTAGAGTTTTTTCTTACCACACTTACGATAGGGCCTATTGTTGCAGTATCCAAATCTAAAGTAGCAGGAGAGTTACTTAATGTTGTCGATTTTGCACATTCAGCTAATTTGTTTGGAGGTAAAATATTGTAAAGTTGAGCCAAGCCATCAGACAAAAAAGTATCCATTGCAGATTGGTCTGTCATTGTCTCACCTACTAAATCTTGTATTTGTACATCTAAATTTGCCACTATACTCTATTCCTATCTGCTATATCTTGTGACATTGTTTTACTAGAAAACTCAACTTTAGTTTGACCGCTCCATGTAGTTCTCATATTAATATAATTTCTCATAGAGTCTCTTTTAAGTTGAACCTTATGCTCGCAAGAGTTAGGCTCTACAGTTTTCTTACATTTTTCACAATAAATAAATATAGCCATTATTTATTTTTTACCTTTCCGCCTTTTTCCCATACGCCATATGGAAATGCATCATCTAAAAACTGAGTACCACCTATACCTGTTTTATCCATCGGCTGATTAGGACCGTCTCCAACTTGACCACCTTTGTAGTAACCCATAGCATCTATATTTGCTTTTCCACCAGCTTCATAAGTTGGCATATCCATATTGGTGTTTCTTTCCATAGCATCATTTGTAGGCATGTCTTGAACTATTTCTCCACCTACATTTTTTACTTCTTCTGCTAATCTATTAGATAGCTCTATCCCTTGTGGATTGTAAGGTAATTTAATATTAGGCATTTACTTTCCCCTTTTCCTGGCATCTTTAGATGGCCAATTATACTGCGATTTCTTAACTATAATATAATCATTAGGATTGTTATTTAATGCTAATAATTTTTTTTCATGTATCCCAGCTGCATTATTTTTATTTTTATTAATTACAATTTCATCACCTTCTACTTCAATGATAATACCACCATCTTTATGAGAAGGCCCTTTCATTTTACCGCCTTTAATAGCGCTTAAAGGTTTTTTATATTTTTTATTCAACATCTTCACTCCAAGAACTTTTTGCTAGTTCTGTTAAAATTTCACTATGTGAGTATGTCGTCATACCATCAAAACAATCTGGAGTACTTCCGTCCCATTTTAATATAGCTTTACTGCCATCTAATGATTGCCTTAATGTATCTATTGATGTTTGTATAGAGCTTTCTAACATTTCATCTGTAACATCAGAAATATTTATTATTACCCATTTTCTATTTTCATACATTATGGAGTGTCTCCTATAATATCATCTGCAGCCATATTTGTCATAGTACCATTATTAGTATTAGTGCTCATATCAAAAATAGTTGTTCCAGAACCATGCTCTAAACCATCACCCATTCTCCACCAACCTTTTAAGTTGCCTGAAAGAATACCTTCTTTGTGATTGTAAGGGTCTCTACCATT